GCTGCCAAAACAAACAATGTTGGCACAACAGACGCAATCATCTACGGTACATTTACGGCAGCTACTGCTGATGCAACTGCTGGTTCAATCGTTGTGTCGGTCACATACACTGTACGTGACAGCGACGGCTCAGCTAATCCAGCTTCTGCTTAATTGATCTAGGGGGCTTCGGCCCCCATTTACAAGGGGATTAGTTATGATGCAGACAGATGTTAAATCCGCACACGCAAGTGCTGCTGGCACATTATTCAGTGGTCCAACACGTTTAAAAGGCTTGATTGTTTGTCCAGCAGTTTCTACAGCCGCAACTATTCAATTTAAAGATGGTGGTTCATCCGGACCCGTTCTTTTAGAAATTGATATTGCCAGTAATACCAACCCAAATACGTACACATTTGACGTACCCGGTGAAGGTATTAAATTTGGTACTACTTTATATTTGGCCCTTAGTGCTTCAGTAACTGGGGTTACGGCGTTTTATGGCTAAGAGTCCAGCATGGCAGAGGAAAGAAGGCAAGAACCCCAAGGGTGGCTTGAATGCCAAGGGACGGGCCTCCGCCAAAAAGCAAGGCATGAACTTGAAACCTCCCCAGCCAGAAGGCGGCTCCCGCAAAGACTCTTTCTGTGCGAGGATGGAAGGGATGAAAAAGAAATTGACATCCGCCAAGACCGCCAAAGACCCAGATTCACGCATCAACAAATCTCTTAGAGCTTGGAAGTGCTGAAATGGAACTAATGGTTTGGAATGTTCTTTTATCTTTTGCATCAGCAGCTTTGATGCTTTGGGTAAAGGTGTCTCACGAAGAAGTAAAACGCTTAGGCATTTTGCTAAGTAAGACACGGGAAGAACATGCCGAAAAGTTTGTGACCAAAAACGATATGCACGCTGATATAAATCGTGTGTTAGCTCGACTGGACCGCCTTGAGAGCAAGATTGATGACTTTATGAAGGAGCAACGAAGTGCCCTCAGTTAGCAAAAAGCAACATAACTTTATGGCGGCTATAGCGCATAGCCCTGCATTTGCCAAAAAAGTTGGCGTACCTCAAAGCGTTGGAAAAGATTTCAATGCTGCGGATAAAGGCAGAAAGTTTGGTTCTGGCGGAATGTCCCGTCCAGACGCACAGGGTATTAACAAGCCAAAAACCCAGCATGGGAAAATGGCACTTTTCAATAAAGGTGGCGATATGATGAATTCCAAAATGAAAATGTTTGAGAAATCAGGCAAAGATGTTGAGAAAAAGGGCATGAAAGAAGGCTCTAAAAAGGACATGGCCATGGATCGCATGCAAATGATGGGCATGAAAAAAGGCGGCATGACTGAAGGTGGTAAGTCAGACAAGGCGCAAGACAAGGCCATGATTAAGAAAGCCTTTAAACAGCACGATATGCAAGAGCATAAAGGCGGTAAAGGTACATCTTTGAAGCTTAAGAATGGTGGCATGGCCGCATCTAAGATGGGCTCTGTAAAAGTTGGCAAAACACCTGATGGAGTTGCTACAAAAGGCAAAACTAAAGGCACAATGATTAGCATGAAACGCGGCGGCAAAGCCTGCTAAGGAGTTAATATGGGTTTCCTTGATAAATTAATGGGTAAGAGCGAAGCTGGCGCTGGTCGTGGCTTTGTAAATCCTCCTACAGTGGCTGAAATGACCGCTGCTAAACGTACCCCGCAGCAAAATGAAGCAATCCAAGACAATAAAGATGCTGCTGATCGTGCAAAAATTAAGGCGATGGGTTACAAAAAAGGCGGCTCAGTTTCTTCTGCTTCCAAACGTGCAGACGGTATTGCCATGAAAGGCAAGACCAAAGGCACAATGATTGCCATGTGTGGTGGCGGCATGTACAAGGGGAAAAAATAATGAATAAACGCAAAATGAAACGCTATGCAGAAGGTGACATTGTTGAGGGTGAGAACCCTAACATTGATGATGATACTCGCGCGCGTGCCCGTAAATATGTTGAAGACAACATGGCTACGGAAGAGGCACCAAAGTTCACACCTAAAGCCGCTTCTCCTGCTAAATCTAAAATGGTTACCAAAGAAGAACTGGCTAAATCTGGTTTGAGCCTGCGTGACTATTTGAACAAACAGCAAGGTTTAACACGCCGTGGTAGCTCTGAATCATCTAGCGCAGCTGATACCGGTGATGAAGTAGATCGTTTAGCCAATCGCTATAAAAAGCCGGCTGCGAAGTACGAAACTCCATATGATCGTATGAATCGTACTAATCGTGACGCTGGAATTGATTTTGATTCTGTAGTTGATAAAGTAAAGAAACGCATAACTGGCGCTTCAGATAGCGGCCAAGATCGTATTCTTACTGGTATCAAAAAGAAATCAGATGAAAACAAGTTTATGGGTAGTACTGGAATGAAGTCTGGTGGTAAAGTTTCTTCTGCCTCCAAACGTGCGGATGGTATTGCCATTCGTGGAAAGACAAGAGCTTAACTATGAGAGCAAGCCGTGGAATGGGGGATATTTCCCCCTCTAAGATGCCTAGCGGGATTAAGAAAGCCCGTCGGGATGACACGGATTTTACTCAATACGCCGATGGCGGAAAGGTAGGGCTATATGCCAATATCAATGCAAAGCGTAAAAGAATTGCCGCAGGTTCTAAAGAGAAAATGCGCAGACCTGGTAGCAAAGGTGCGCCAACTGCTCAAGCGTTCATAAACTCTGCCAAGACTGCGAAAAAATAATGGCTAAGACTACCGGAACCACTGCCTTTAATTTGGACATGAATGACCTCATTGAGGAGGCATTCGAGCGTTGCGGTCAAGAACTTCGTACTGGTTATAACTTTCGTACAGCCCGCCGTTCATTAAATCTTTTGACGATTGAATGGGCAAATCGCGGCATTAATTTCTGGACTGTTGAGCAAGGACAGATTCCATTGGTTACGGGTCAGGCCATATACCCTATGCCTGCTGATACGATTAACTTGCTGGATACTGTTATTCGTCAGAACAACAGCACATCAAACCAAATTGATATCAACATTAGCGGCATCTCTGAATCTACCTACATGAGTTTGCCCAATAAGCTGGCTCAGGGTCGCCCTATTCAGATGTGGTTTAACCGCCAATCTGGGCAGGAAAACTTGTCTACAGTCACGCTAAGTGGAAATATTAACAGCACGGACACATCTATTACAGTGTCTTCAGTTGCTAATCTATCTACGGCTGGCTTTATCAAGATTGATAACGAAACAATTAGCTATCCCAACATTGTTGGCAACCAGCTAGTTAATTGCGCTCGTGGACAGAACAACACAACTGCGGCTAGTCATACATCGGGCGCGGCACTGACAATTCAGAACATACCTGCTGTTAACATTTGGCCAACGCCAAATGCTCCAGGCAATCAGTACACGCTGGTGTATTACCGCATGCGCCGCATTCAGGATGCTGGAACTGGTACATCTGTTCAGGATATTCCTTTCCGCTTTATTCCTTGCATGGTGGCCGGTCTAGCCGTTCAATTGAGCATGAAGCTACCTGACGTAGACCCGCAAAGAATTATGGCTCTAAAGGCCGATTATGAGCAGCAATGGGACATAGCACAGTCAGAGGACCGCGAGACGGCACCATTGAGATTTGTGCCTAGGAATTTGTTCTATGCCTAATCGGTTTGCGTCTGGCAAGTTTGCGATTGCAGAATGTGATCGCTGTTCTGGGCGTTATAAGCTTAAGGAATTGCGCACGCAGACAGTTAAGACTAAGCCTTTTAAAATTAAAGTTTGCCATGAATGTTGGGATCCTGATCAGCCGCAGTTGCAATTGGGTATGTATCCAGTTGATGATCCGCAAGCGGTACGTGAGCCACGTCCTGACGTAAGCTACTTGGTGTCTGGTCAAAGCGGTCTTCAGATCAATGATACCAATGGCACAAGTATCGATCAGTTTGGTTATCCTGAAGCTGGTAGTCGGGTCTTTCAGTGGGGGTGGAATCCAGTGGGTGGATCGCAAATTTTTGATGCAGTATTAACACCAAATAATTTGGTTTTAAGCATAGAACTTGGTACAGTTACGGTTACAACGACATAAGGAGTCGAATATGGCATACACAAAAGCAGCGGATGGCATTACCAAAACAGGTAAAACCAAAGGTAAAAATCTTGGTGATGATGGTCCTACTGTAAAAATTCAGAATGGTCCTGCAACTCATACTGTTGGCAAAACCAATATGGATATGAAGAAGATGGGTCGTAATTTGTCTAAAGTTGCAGCACAAAAGCGAGGCTAATCATGGCTAAAAAAGAATTTCCACCTGTAATGAAAGCTGAGTCTTATCCTTTGGGTCATGCCAAAGAGAACAAAGATGCAAACGTATACACTGGTTTTAAATATCCATCTGGTGGTGGTAAAGATATTGGTGTTTACAAACAGCCTATGGCAAACCCTAATGGTACTGAACGCGCTTCTGTAACAAAGCCTGGCAACGGTGTTGACAGCGTTAATATGTCCGTTTCTGGTATCAGTAAGGGCAACTACGGCGCAGATAACAAGAATGGTGAAAAGACCATGCGTGGTTATGGCGCGGCTACCAAAGGTATTAAAACCCGAGGCCCAATGGCATGAATTACAGCGAACTCAGCACTGCTATACAGGCGTATACAGAGAACACGGAGACAAACTTCGTGGCGGAGATTCCTGTCTTTGTTAAACAAGCTGAGCAACGCATTTACAACACGGTTCAATTCCCTTCCATTCGTAAGAATGTGACGGGTGTAATGGCTATTAACAACAAATATTTGTCGTGCCCTGCTGACTTTTTAGCTGTCTATTCCATGGCAGTTATCAATACCGATGGTACATACGAATACTTGTTGAACAAAGACGTTAACTATATTCGCCAGGCATACCCATTGCCAACTGACACTGCGGTGCCTAAGTACTACGCATTGTTTGGCCCTCAGTCTACTAACGCGGCTGAATTGTCTTTTATTCTTGGTCCAACACCAGATGCCAATTACAACGTCGAGTTGCACTACTATTTCTATCCAGAGTCTATTGTGACTGCGGGTACAACTTGGCTTGGTGATAACTTTGATTCTGTATTGCTCTATGGCTCATTGGTTGAGGCTTACACCTACATGAAAGGTGAGGCTGACATGATGGCGTTGTACAACACCAAATACCAAGAAGCTCTTGGACTTGCAAAACGTTTGGGCGATGGCATGGAGCGTCAGGATGCTTATCGTTCTGGCCAGTACCGTCAGAAGGTAACCTAATGGCTTTTACTGGTAACTACTCTTGCAATACTCTCCGTGTGGCCATGACCACAGGCACGATTAACTTTGCAACAGATTCTTTTAAGCTAGCTTTGTATACCAATTCAGCTACGTTGGATGAGACTACAACAACGTATACCTCGGTAGGTGAAGCTTCAGGTGGTAACTACGTGGCTACTGGGCAGGCTGTTACTGCTACACTAAATTATGCAACAACCGTAACTGGTAGCATTGCCTACGTAACGTTTTCATCACCTGCTTGGACAGGTTCAATTACTGCCCGTGGAGCATTAATTTATAAAGTTGGCGGTGCTGCACCAGCTATTTGCGTTCTTGACTTCGGTAATGACAAAACTTCTGTCAATACTTTCACTGTAACAATGCCTACGGATACTAGTACATCCGCGCTTATCAGACTTTCTTAAGGAGCTTCCATGACTATCGACAAAATGACTGCCACCGACATGGTGCAAG